GGATTTTAACCGCGCCACCGGATTTCTGTACGTATGGTATGTTTGAATCTCACACTTCAAAAGTTCTTGTTGGAGATGATAACACATGGACAGTCTCAGATGATGCCCATGTATTTTATAATGCTGTTTCAGTTATTGAATGTTGGAAAGGAATTGGAGTTACTACAACTACAGATTCATTAGAACCGCGAAGAGCGGCTGATTTAGATTTTCTTTCCGCAAAAACCATTTTTATGAATGGAGTTGCTGTTCCGTTGTATGAACGTTATAAATTGATGAATTCTCTAATGTATGCCCCAAAGGAGCATTTGACTCCTGAAACTACATTAGAGCGAACAGCAGCAATGTTGAGTGTTGGTTGGACAGATTTGCCATTTCGCAAATTTTGTCGTGAAATTATAGCTTGGTTATTGAATAAGTACGATGATGTGTTAAAAGATAGTCCACGTTGGATTCTTGCTAAGTGTCAAATACAAACAGATGAACGATTAAATTACTTGTTCACAGGTGATCGGTTTAGTTATTATTTACCGATGCAAATGTTTGGAGCGAGTGTAAAGTTGGAACAGCCAAACAAAATAAGCTTAATGAGCGCTAAACCTGTGAAAGGAGGGCCAAAGATGCCCAAGAGAAAACAACGTCGTTCACGTAAACCAAGAAATGGTAAAGGAATAACTCGAATGCGATCTGCAAATGTGGGTATGTCTGTGACCGTGACCAATCAAAAACCAATACAACGTTTGTTGGCTAATGGAAATACATTAATTAAGCATAAAGAATTTATAGCAAAAATACCAGGAAGTGTGAATTTCAGTGTTGTTACTGAAGCTATTAATCCTGGTTTACCAGCGCACTTTGCGTGGTTGTATTCCATAGCCAATCAATATGAATCTTATCGTTTTCGAAAACTTAATTATATTTTTATCAATTCGAAAACGGGTACTTTTGCTGGAGACGTCATAATGGGAATTGATTATGATGCTTCAGATTCGGCTCCGTTTAATGAAACTGAGCTTCAAAGTTATTGGGGTTGTAAAACTGGAGTTATTACTCGCCCCTTGTATTATAAAGCGGATATGTTAGCTTTAAATAAAGTACCGAATAAATTTACTAGAATAGGAAATTTGTCATCTAATCAAGATATCAAATTGTATGATTCTGGTAATTTCTTTATCGCAACAACTGATTGTGCGGACACTAGCACTATTGGTCGTTTGTTTGTGGAATATGAAGTTGAACTAAAAACTCCACAAGTTGGTGGTGCAAATTTACTTTGCATG